GCTCTTCCGATCTCTTGCATGCTCCAACGTCCCGCAACCACCATGTTAACGAGGAAGAGGGGAGTGCGGTCCGTCCCGTCAACCGGATCAAGGGGGCCTCCACCACCGACGAGGCGACCATCTGAGACACCATCCCATCCGTCAACTTCGGGGGTGTCGAACCTGGCGCTCTCGGTGCGGTCCCGCTCCACCACCACAGTCGCCGCGTCTGGGCCATCGGGCGAAAAGGTCGTTCTGCCCTTCTCGCTGTTCGAGTTTGGCTTCCCACCTGACATGCCTTCCTCTCCGTTACCGGAGGACTCCCAATTCAAGGATGAGGGTGGCCAGCGGTTCATGGCGAGCGAGGCTGGTACAATCCTGCGTAGGGATGACCGGAGGTACGCTGCGCTCCAGCGCCAATTCATCGTGCGCAGCGTCCGCCTCACCGGCTCTTCCATCCTGGTCCTCGGGTCCGGGTCGTCGAAGTCCATAATCCCCCTCCTCAGGAGGGGGGTCGCAACCGCCACCTTCGTCGACACTTCCCAGGCTGCCCTCGACCGCATGAGGCGCAACCTCACCGAGGCCGGGATAACCGCCACCGTCGACGCCCAGTTCGTCTGCTGCGACGCCTGGGACTGGATCTCCGGCGATGACCAGCCCCTGTACGACGTCATCATCGCGACCAAGTGCCTCGGGCTGATCTTCTCCACTGACCCGGCCCAGCGCGACGTGCAGTCGCTCCTCGACTACTGCTCCGCCATTCTCCGGGATGACGGATCCGTGTTCGTCGACCACCACCTCGCCTTCGCCTCCCTTCCCCACGGTACAAGGGTCGCGTCCGCAGTAGAGCCCGAGTTGTTCGACCTAGCGACCATTGCTGGCCGCTACGCCGACGACGTCGCCTACAACGCTGAGGTTGACCACCAGGACTTCGACCGGGTTGCCTCTTTTGTCTCTTCTGCGGCCGCGCACCTTGTCCAGGTGTGGCAATTCTTCCATTACCGCCTCAAGAACGTCGGCCGAGCCAAACCCGGGGCAACGCTCTCGCTCCACAAAGCGCCATGCCCTACGGAGTTCCCGACACCGCCCGCACTGGAATTCGACGCCCTCGCTGATGCCATGTACCCTGTCAACGGGCGTGGCGTCAAGCGCATCCCCACCGCCTCTGACATCAAGGGGCATCCTTACGCTACCGCGCTCGTCAAGTATGATGGTGAGCATGGGGTCCTCGTGCTCGATGGCGCTAACGCCACCTTTATATCTGGCCGTTATCGCTTCGCACGCCAACTGCACCTCTCAGTGCAGCCTGTTCTGGCCTGCACTGCAGAACTCGTGCCAGTTTCCCCGCAGACCTCCGTGCTCATCATTACGGGGCTCATCTCACTCGGCGATGCCTTCGCCGACCCGCTCGACTACGAGGCCCTCCGTCCTCTCGTTCCCACCCTCGAGCGCCTCGCCCCATCTGGGATCGTTCCCACGATCCCCGAGCACGTCCGGTTAGTCAAGGGCTCTGCGGTTCACTTCTTTGGTCCCCACGGGTCAGTCCTTCGCGCCCCTGTTGACGGTGTCCAAGTCAACACTGGCGGCAAGGCTGGTATGTTCATCAAGCCTGCCGCTGCCTGCACCGTCGACGCCACGACCACTGACGCCTGCGACGCTATCACTGATGCGTACGCCGCCCTTGGGCTTCCCGCAATGCCCTACGTCCACTCAGGGGAGGGGGACAATATCTACGAGTTCCACCGCGTCCCAGGAACACACGTCTGGCGCCCAGGACGCCCACGGCCCGACAAGAACCGCAGCGACAAGCCCGGCACCGTGGTACACACGGTCGCTGCCAGCATCATGGCGGAGCAATTAGCCCTCACTAGTGACGTCGCCGCCCTCGTGTCCAAGATCTTCCGGTGAGTGGAAAGTTGGA